TGAAGAAATCTAATTTATATATATAGCACATACCAATAGTAGTTAATAACGAAGCCAACAACAAAATAAGTATAAATATAAGCACTATTACTGCACTTATTTCTAAAATAGAATGTGCCATGTTATTTCTGTTTTAGTTTTTCAATCTCCCGTTCAATATACCACTTCGCTTTTTCCAAATCCTCAATAGGATTATCCGTCTTGCGCCCTGCCCTTGCAACGTACTTAATTACATTTCCCAAGCAGAAGTTCAACCCCCACGCTTCGATTACGTTGATGGCTTCATAGGTGCCGGTGTGGTAGTAGGGTTCGGGTTGGGTATGTTGTGCTTGGCAATAATAACACGGAACTTCACCTCTTCCAGTAAAATTATTCAATACTCCACTTCCGCCACAATATCTGCAATCTGCCATTACTTATTCGTTCTAAACTGATAATGATAAAGTTCCTTCTCAATCTTGACCTCTGTCTGCAGAACCTTTGCATTATGCATTGCAGTTGCGTACAGGTAATCTTCCCCAATCTTAATGTCCTGGAATGGGAACTTAACCGCAATCTCCCTGCGCACAGGTACAATGTGGTTAGGATAGCGATAATAAGCACCGTCTTTGGCCTCATAGCCGTATTCCCTGCTTATGTACCACTTCCTCTCATCCTTGCCGTTGGTGGTCATTATTCCATTGAATACGATAACATCGGGATCCTGCTTTGCTGCTTCAAGTATGTCAGCGATGTAGGTGGGTGCAATCATGTCATCATCATCCACGAATACGATGTACTTCCCCGTTGACTTGCTTATAAGATAGTTCCTTTTGCGCCCGGTACTCATGGCACCATTGTCCGATTCGACAATGATTTCCACCTCATCGGTTAGCTGATTAGATAACCGTGCCTTTTGCTGCACTAATTCCTGCAATAGTCGGGTGAGATAACCCTCACGGCCTTGGATAGTGCAGATTAAGATTGATAGGGTCATAGGGCTTCGATTTCGGATTTTACTTCATCTAAATATTTATTATATCCATTGGTATTTAACGGGTTTTCTTTTGCAAATGCTACTGCAATTAAGGCGCATTGTTTGGCATATGGATTAGCCCTTAATTGTAAATCTCTTATGTTAAGAGCATCTGCATATTTGCAGTATAATTCCTGCGCTTTCTCTTTCGTGGTCATACATTCTCATTTGGGAATCCAGCGGCTGACCGCTTGATATAGGTTTGCTCATCTATGTGGTAATAACCCTGCGTGTGCCTTAACTGGGCATCGATCGGCTCACCGGTCCAGGCAGGGTGGTAATGGTCGAAGATTCGCTCGGGCACATACTTCCACTTACCCAACTTCTTCGCCACATCCATAGCCTCATTATCGCACCATAGAGAAAAGTATTGAGGGTGGTAGATATAACCAAAACGCTCATAGTAAGTCCTACCCATTATGCTCATAGTAGGTAGCAGGTGATTAACCCTGCCATCGGGGAAGTGAATGAACTGGTCAAGATTGTCAGCAAAAGCATTGATTATTTTTATGTCATAACCTGGCACCAAGAATCTCATATCATCGCTCATGTTCACAACTATATCACCCTTCCATCCTTCCATACCCCGATTGATAGCGTGTACCTTACTATTGCTCTTACCGTGTGTGAAGTAGATATTCGGATCCCTTTGCAGTTCGAGGTAATGGGTACTATTCAGCGTTACATCATCATCATCATCAACGGTTATACCTATGGTATAATCCGCTTTATGCGAATATGCCTTAATGGTGGAAATGGCAGCAGTCATTTTTGTTGGCCTACTGCGTGTAGCGAAGTTGTAGTGTATTTTCATGTTTTCGGTTCGGTTTATACAAAGGTGGCAAAAACTTTTGGTAAAGTCCATCTGTAACCTGCACTTTAGTTTTCCACACGCAGTACAAAGTTTCTCAATCGGCAATGGGTGCGCTATTTGGGTCGGGAATAATTTGGATTATGGTTTGGACCGGTTGCTGAATATCCGCCTCTACTTTTGTCGGTATCAGTTTCGATGCCAGGCGGTAGAATTCGGTCGGGTTTGTCTTTGCCCATGCAGTCAGGTTATGCTGATCATCTTCTTGCAATAAATCGAAAGCAGCAGCGAAATGCTCCCGTATTGATTTGGTAACCTTGTTTGGGGTTCCTTTGGGTCTACCATTCGGGTTGTTAGTATGTCCTTTCTTTGGCACGTTGTACTTACTTGTTGTTTACAAAGTTACCCATAAGCACCTGAAAGTACCAAATTCTCAATATTCTCACCATATTCTCACCAAAAACCTCTACAACTAATTGATTATCAGCAATATTCTCAAATTCTCACTATTTTCTCACCCTCTCGTTATCTCTATAAGGATTATACTATAAAGTAATATAGAGATATAAAATTATTATTTACTCAAATTCTCGAGAAAGTGAGAATATTGCCTCATACACTATGGTTATCAATAAGTTATAAATTCTCACTCGGTGAGAATATTGAGAATATGATTGAGATTTTGTGCAAAATCCATGCATTTTGTTGGGTAAAATTTATATCCGATATGATATAATGGCTATGGCTATGTTATATTTTATACCCTTAAAGATATAAAAAAACCCCTCGTAAGAGGGGTGTGATGCAGGTCGCAACTGCAGCATTGGCCGATAATGAAATCAAACAAAGTTACATTTTTTCATACGTTCCATGAGATACTCGCTTGAATATTTTGGCAAATTCCTGCATTCTCATAGCATTGTGAAATCGTTTTGGCTTTACATTCAACCGTACACAAATTGCTTCCGCTTCCTTCGTGGTAAACTTCGCCGGCAAGTTATCAACCAACAAACGGAGATCAGTAGGAAGGCCGGATTCATTTTCCTCATAGATACTACCCAAAATATGCATGGTGGATTCTGCATACCACCGGTAAAGCTGCCATGCTTGGTCAGCTACTTGTCGGGTAACAAGTGGCACCATAGGATTCTGCATGATGGCAATGATATGGCAGAATCGGAAGAAGTACGCTGACATCTTCGCTTCCGTACCCATCACATAGTCCTCAACCGAATTAGCTTTCCTATCATTTGCATCCTTTCGCTGCTGCCTATAATACTTTGTTAAAATTGGTCTTGCTTCATCCGTTACTATAATTTTACGGGGTGGCTTATCGCCTTTGCTGAATTCTTTATTGTGCTTGTAAAGTTCAAAGATTAAATCACTCCATTCCTGGCACATGGCCCGTGTCGGGGTGAATGGATCCACTTCTTCCTGCAACTTGATGTAATCGGATTGCACCATAAGGAAACGAGATGCAAACCCTGACTGAATTCTGTCAGCTCCAAATAGGTTTTTTAGTCGTGATGGCTGCGTTCCCATCAGCAGAGAAATGTTAAGAGATTTGACTACCCTTTCTTTCGACCTGTCTGCTCTGATTTGCGTATACCTGCCGCCGCTGAATGCTTGGGTAAAGAAGGAAATGGCATCGTTATTTGCTTTATGCGCACCGGCATTGAGTATAGTTTCCGCTTCATCGTGATACACCCCCATGCCGCCCTGTTGATCCTGCATTAAACCGATATAACCCTCTGTGGTACCATCAACGGCAAACGGGTGGAATCGCTTTGGGTGTGGCTTATTGAACGGCTGCTTGTTGACGTTGGCATCAGCACGTTGGATGTTCCAGTTCTTTACTTCTTCCTCATATTCCTTATCCTCTTTCGCTAACAAATCCTTTAACGGTGTTTCACACATGGCTTTGAATGCAGGGGTTTTACCTACTGATACAGGAGCAATCATAAGTGCGAATAAGATGTTTTTCGTTTCATCCGGTAAATCGGAAGTAAAGCAGTTGCCGGCAAGTGATGCTATCGTCCATAGTCCTGCAGTTGCAAGGAACTCGGGATGTAGTGATTTTTCATTAGCTACCTCAAACAATGATTTTTTAACACTTTGTGGAAAAATATCGTAAGGGTATGAGTTTGTGTCTTTTACGATGCCGATATGTGCAAGTACTTTTTCCCAATCACGGCCTAAATGATAGAAAAGCATAAAGGATGCCGGCAAAGACCATTCGGGATATTCTTCCTTATTGTGCC